CCCTCCAAGAATATGGTGCCAGCGGAGTTGGGCTTCTTCATGGGGCCGGTCAGGTCAGTTTTTAACTGTCTGTCCTGGGGAAGTGCCGCTGTTTTCAGCCATTCCCGCATCGCGCCCCACATCTCAGCCCGTTTGTTACCCCACATGACAGGGTTCTTCGCTTTCCAGCCAAAGTTGACCCCGCGTACTTTGTACCGCTGCTCATTCAATCTGTCAAGTATCCCGTACCCCAGGCCACCCTCGTCGATGACGGTGAGCGTGGGCTTGAACTCCTCGATCATGTCGATGACGTTGCCCACAGTCGTCATGGTGTCGTCGCCCTTGAAGCGCCGTATCGCCACGATGTCACGCCCCTGGCGCACCACCATGACTGTGGAGTCCATGCCTCCGCGGGCTGGGTCGACACCGAGCACCACGGGTGCGCTCATGTCCTTGTACTTGGGCCGCTTCATGGCATCCTCGACCACTGACGGCATGATGAACTGGTCATCGCCGCTCTTAGGGAAATCCCCATACACCTCGACGCGGGCTTCGTCGCTGTCTTCACCGTACTCGGCGATGATCTGCTCGTAGATCGACTTGTCGGTGCCCTCGACGGTCCGCGCATCGATCTTTCGGCTCCTCCAAAAGTCCCGCTTGTTGCCGTCCACCGCCTCGTAAAAGTACCCGGTGTTGCGACGACCGTTTGAGAACGCCAGCCAGTAGCGATCCAAAATGTTCTCGGTGAAGAAGCCCGCAGCCACGGACCAGATCGAGTCGGGAATACCGCTGGCCTCGTCGAAGATCACCATCATGCCGTCCATGTTGTGAACACCGGCGTATGCGTCTGGGTTCTCCTCGCTCCACAGCTTGCCCTCAGCGCCCCAGTAGCGTGTGCCCTTCTTCAAGTCACGCTCCACCAGGTCGGTCAACCAGGCAGCAGGTGCGAGTTTCGTAGCCGACGGCTCCCACCAATGCGCGTTGATGCTCATCGTGGCCCACTTGGTCAACTCACCCCAGGTGACCGTTCGCAACTGTGTCTCGCTGTTAGCTGATACGACGACAGACGAGCCAATCCTGGTTGTCAGCATCCACAGGATCAGCCACGACACGAGGGCTGACTTCCCCACCCCGCGACCTGACGATACCGCTTCACGCAGCGCGTCGATCATCTCATCCGCGCTTATGCGTCCCCGATTCTCTTTGATGAACTCGGCAATCTCACGAAGCACCTCGCGCTGCCATCTCCTTGGCCCCTTGAACCGCTCAAGCGGCGTGTTCGGCTGACCCCACGGAAACGCAAACAGCACGAACGTCTCTGGGTTGTCTGCAATCTGCGGACTCCACAACTGCGTCATTAGCAGTTGCTCCTCCTCTGGGCTGTACCTGAGTCGCTGCATCACTGCTCCTTGAGTTGACCGGTTTCGTACTTCTCACGCCCGTCGAGCGAGTTGTGAATCAACACATCGTGCTCCTCGTCATACTCGGGGCAACACCAGCAGTCGCGCCCCTCAATGATATGGTCGCGCAAATCGTTGATCGGGTAAACGTGGTTCACGATTCATTCTCCAGTTGTTTGGGTTCAACGTCAATCACTTCAGCCTCGACGATCCGCATCTGAGCCTGCTGGAGCGCCTCAGTAATCGAGATCGATCCGGCCACCTCGACCTGCTTGACTTCACCATAACGCTTCTTGTTCCAAGCGCCCATGAGCCACTTGCGAGTGTCGATCTTCAACTTCGAGCGCTGCACATCCTCGAGCGTGTCGTCCGCATCAGCAATCTCGAGAATCTCACCGGCAATAAACTCTGTTCTGCTTTCTTGCGCTTCCTTGAATCGCTCATGGCGCATCGGGTCACGCTTGACCCAGCGCAGGAAATCCTCGTAGCTGATCACACGATAGTCATCTTCGAGTAAGGACTGGAGTGAGCGCCCACGATAGACCTGTTCGATGACGCGCTCAAACATCTGCTGATACTGGGTGTGTAGCAGTTCCTTCGAGGCTGCGGGCAGCTTCGGCGGTTTGGGGTCAGGCACGGACAGCCAGTTGGGCAATTCGATTGATTGTTCACTGGCGACAGCCGTGCCTACGGATTTAGGGTTGCCTTGTTCCATAGTGCTGTTGATGCTAACACGGTTCTTTTTGGGATGCAATGAACCCAGTGGGTTCTAGGGTTCAAAAAAAAAAAATAAAAATGGTTCGCGGACCCTACGGCGCTGGACCTTTGGGCCGTCGGCCCTCCCCCGCCCCCTCGACCCAAATCGGCCCTCCAAATCCGCGGCAACCTGGGCGCGGGGCGACCGCGGGCGCAGCGCGACCCAGCGGGCACGATGCACCCGGCGAACCCGAGGCGCAGCAAAACCCAGCGGGTGCCCAGTGCCCGGGTCAATTGCCCCCGCGAATCCGCGACCCGCTGGGTTCACTGGGCCGGTTCATGGATTCGAGGGGGCACGGGCGCAGGGCGACCCACTGGGCCATGAAAAGCGAGGGAAAGGTTGACCCAGCGGGTTAAAAAGGGCCGGTGTGACAAAGTGCCCTTTCGCGCAGGCGACCCCCTTGATAGAGTACTTTTCGAAAAGCACTTATTTTTCAGAATCTCGAGAATCTACCCCCTGAGATAAAAGGGCGCATTGTCGCCACTTGATCCGCATGCAACCCAGCGGGGCGGGAAACCTAATAACCCCGCGACCCAGTGGGTTATTATTGAAGGGTTTGACAATTTGAACCCACTGGGTTGATAATGGCGCATCGGCACACAAAACCGATGCACTGTAACCCGTAACCCCGAAAGGATGTAACCATGAACCGCCACCGTTTAACCTACGTCGATTTACACCCCGAGGCCCTGGGCCGTGAAAAGGCCCCGCACCCTCTCGCCTTGATTGCGGGCGCGATTGTCGCGGCCCTCGCCTTTTATCTCGCAACCGTTTTTCTTTTCTCACTGTAACCCGTAACCCCCGAAAGGATGTAACCATGAAAACCGAAACCCTCGTTTTATCCGCAACCGTTGACCGCCTCGCAACCTTGAAGGCCGAAATTGCCCGATTGAAGGCCGAAGAGGATGCACTGAAGGATGTATTGATTGAAGCGGGCCTTGAAGTGATTGAAGGCACCCAGCACCGGGCCGCAATCTCGCATTGTGCGGGCCGTGAATTGATCGACTGGAAAACGATTGCAGCGAAATTCTCGCCCTCTCGGCAATTGATCGCAGCGCATACGTCGCAGGGTGAACCCTATGCAACCGTGCGCCTCTCGGCCCGTAAAGCGTAACCCGTAACCCTTGAAAGGATGTAACCATGAATGCAACCGAAACCCGCACCCTTTGGGCAATTGCCCGCGATATCCGCGCCCACTGGGTGAAACCTTATTTTGGGGCCGTGCCCTATCTTGAGGCCCTTGATTCACTTTCGCATATTGAGGATTCGTACGGATTTGACGATGCCGAGAGCATTGTGCGTTATTTTCTCGCCAATGCGGGCACGTGGCGGGGCGAGGATGCCCGCCGAATCAAGGCCGAATTAAAAACCATGCTGGGGGATAAATAATGCGATATCACTTTATCCGCGAATCTAGCAACCGTAAAACCGGCCCAATACCCGTTACTTATTCGCAGCGCGAAACGTGCCCGCCTTCATGCCCGCACTATCGGGCCGATTGCTACGCCGAGGATTTTTACACCCGTATGGCATGGGACAAGGTACCCGTGAGAGGGGGCACCCTCGGCGCATTGTGCGAGGCCGTCGCAGGGTTGCCCGAGGGGCAATTATGGCGCATGAACGTCGCGGGGGATTTACCGGGCGAGGGTGAAACGGTTGACCCCGTCGCCCTGGGCGAGATTGTGCGGGCGAATATCGGGCGCAGGGGGTTCACGTACACCCATAAGAAAAGCCCCGAGGCCGTGCACTGGGCGCAGCATGCGACCCGCTGGGGGTTTACCGTAAACCTTTCGGCCGATGATGCGGGCGAGGCCGATACCCTGGCCGAAACCGGGTTACCGGTTTGCGCCATTGTGCCCAGTGATACCCCCGAGAAAACCGAAACCCCCGCGGGCCGCACAATCATTGTCTGCCCCGCACAATCTCGCGAGGATATCGATTGCGCGACGTGCGGCCTATGCGCCCGTGCCGATAGGCGCGTGATTATCGGATTCCGGGCGCACGGCACCCGTGCCCGCGTTACCGATGCAAAGGCCCGTCGCGTTATTCCAATTTTGAAAGGATGAAACCATGCCCCTCGATTTAATGACGTTACCGGCCCATGAGGCCGAGGCCCTCGCCTATGCCGAGGGATTCGCGGGCACGGCCCGCCTTTTCGCACGGATTGCGGATTTACAAAAGGCCCTCGGCGAGGCCGTCGCCGAGAATGAGATTCTGCGCGAATCCCTGCGCGACCTTGAAAGGGAAAGGTTGCGCGAATGATAACGGCCCTTTTAATTGCGGCCCTCGGGGCCGTTTTATTGCCCTTAATTGCCTGGATTCTCGATTTATAAACCCTGCCCCCGGTAACCCCGGGGGCCTTTTTAACCCTTGAAAGGATGTAACCATGAAACCCAGTAAACCCGCCGAGGCGGGCCTTTTTGCGGCCCGTATCCGCGAAACCGTCGCCCGCCTCGCCCTCGATGAACCCCGCGCAGCGGATTATCTCGGGGTGCCGGTGTACACCCTGCGAAAGTGGGCGACGGGCGAGCGGGTGCCCTCGGCCTCGGCCATTCGCTTGCTCGATGTCCTGGGCACCATTGAAGCCCTTGCGCCTGCGCTTCACGCAGCATTTTTGCCCGCAGAATCGAGTCATGTCCGAAAATCCAGATCGAAAAGGTCAACCGATTCGGTCATGTCAGAAAATCCACTTTGAAGGAGTCAACCATCATGAACAGAGAAGATATTATCCGCATGGCAGACGAGGCGGGTATTACGCCATGGGAAAAACTTGAATACATCGGTGACAAAAAATTCTCATCAACAGATGAGGGGCTTGACGGCGATCTTACTTGCCTGATTCAATTTGCCACCCTTGTCGCCGCCGCTGAATGTGAGGCGTGTGCGAAATTGTGTTTGGAAACTGAGCCGTTTTACGGGGTGATGTTTGCCGAAGCCATCCGAGCAAGGGGACAAGCATGAACGCCAATGACCACTACGAACGCCTCTATGGCGACCTGGGGCTGCACCCCAAGGACGCGGCCCGCTGGGTCTTCGCCTCGGGCTGGAACGCTGCCCTCGAGGAGTTTATGAAGCGCGTGAAAGAGATGCCCCTGGAGAGGGACACCCGCGCTGGGTTCCTGGTTTACCTGGGTCAGATGATGCACGTCGACCCGTCCGAGATCGAAGGGAGAATGCAATGACCATAGAAGCAATGAAACAGGCG